GCCTGTTCGCGTCATTATCTCATCAATACGATCATAGGCGGGTCGCAAACGTGCCTCTTGCATCGCTGACACGCTTGCTGCATTAATGGTTAAATCGCTATCACCCGTGGCATTCAAACCCACAGGCGACTTGCCAAGAAATACCGTTGCGGGTATCCCCGCCGCGGCAGCCAGGCGTGCAGCAAAAGCGTTAAGAATATCACCAAGGCCGCTTAAATTAACCTCTTGGCGAGTGAACTCATCCTCCATGTCTAAGTTAATCGTATTATATATAGACTTAAACTGGTTAACGGCACTTGCCAATTGTTCTAAATTTGGCGCGTCAGGGGCGGGTCTTGCGCCCAGTGTATCACGAAAGCCTGCTATCTTAAAAACGCCTATGCTTGCCTCCTCGATGAGCTGACTAATGCCGTTCGCTGCTTGTGATTCTTGATATATAGATTGCAGCACAGGGATAATCTCCGACACCCCATAGTCCTCATTGTATGTTTCCCACCCATCTGATGATAAGGACTGTTGGCCATCAAAGCGTATCACCCTACTAGAGTGAATTACAAAGCCACCCCCATGCTTAGGTGATATGCGGTAGCTGTCAGGCTCCTGGTAGTTGCGGCTAGCAATATCAACGTTACGCTTCGTTACAAAAGTAGAGTACCTATCAAAGACTAACAAATTACATAAGTCACCTCGCCGCAACTCTTCTAAACGCAACGGCTCTGACAAAGGGGCTTCTTTTGTAACAAACACAAGAAATGCACTTCCGTACAGCCTGCCCGCTTTCATCGCGTTGCCTAGATAATGGTTTAATTTAAACCCTGCTAGATAGTCAACATAACTGTCTATTTGCTCCTCTGCAACTCCCTCAAACACTCTCGGGCGTATTAACATCTGATCAATAGGTAGACTAGTGAAACGCTTGGCCGCCCATGACTCGTTCATCATGACCTCAAGCTCGGATCTGCTATTTAACAGCGTAGGTAAGAAAAAAGATTGCCTTGACTTGTCATTGCCCCCGCCAATACCCGAATAAGAATTGTATAAACCGCCGTTGTTTAAACCCCCTTGACTGCCATACGCCGTGCCGAAGCTAGCGTCAGTTAGCAAACTGGCAGGCTTTGCAATACTCTTAAAACCGAGTCTGGCTCTGTCCAGTAAGCTAAAGCCACTCTTTTTTGGGTATTTAATATCCTTAATGTTTTGACGTAGACGCTTAGTGTAACCTAACTTTGTTTGCTTTTTAGTAGCCATTCAAATCGCCCTCAAGCCATTAATTAAATCATGTGAAAAACTCATCATTACAGCATCCGCCAGGTTTGGTGACTTGGCACCTTTAGGTGCTTTGATGACCTTAATGCGATCGTTCATGTCACGCTCATATTCGATCTGGCTTAATTCCATAAGCAGCTTCTCTGACGTGTATTTTGGCAGAAACAAGCACCTGTCTAAATTCACAGTATCCCCACGCAACGCCCGCTTAGTGTTATCTAAGCGAAGCCTCAAATTCCAAAACCCTTGTGCATTGGCACGGCTGAAAAAGTTACCATTACTTATCCCGTGCGCATAAATAACGTCTTTACCTCTCACAGCACCACCAAATAAGAAAGGCTCTGGTGTGAATGGTAGACTACCATATTTTTGAACACGATAAAACTCACCCTTGATCGAAGCACCAACGCCAGTTACATCATAATGGCATCTAGCCATATTGTGTTGATGTGCAAGGGGTATTATCGTCGTCGCTATCTCATAGCCATTCCTATCCCTTAGCTCTTTAACTTCCAACAAGCAACTACCCTGGCGTATTGCGTAAGCTGGCTTATCAGCACCACCATCAGCTACATCTAGTCCCATATAGGTATACGCTGGTGGCTTATAATCAATCTTATCCGCCGCACCAACACACTCAAGCAAATCATTGTATGGCAACAACACCCTCGCAATATTGTCTTGCCGAAAGGCACCAAGCCATATGTGAGCATAATCTTCGGGCATTTTCTCTTTGCATATTTGCCTCTCAAGCTCTAGTGCTTCTGGAAAGAAATGGTTGTCAGAATGATTAACTGTTGCCAGCACAGCCACACTACTGAAATTTTTGAACAATGCCTCTATAGCATCAAAAGGGTAGCGCGGGTTCCATGTTGCCCATATCTCCGACTTATCCGTTCGGATTGTGGGGGTGAGCAATTTTAGGCTCTCATGGCTTACTGACTCGGCTTGCTCAATCCATACATATTTAATATTCTCCATTGACAATATTTGTTCAGCATTAGTGCGTAACCCTTGAAAGAGAAACTCGCTGCCAGTGCTTTTGCACACAATTTTGTCAAGTAGGAAGCTAAAATCTTTGCTTAACCCTAATTTGTCAACCGCCTTTTCAATTGACTTATAGCTGCTTTGTTTTATTGACTTCTGTATTTCGCGACAGCATAAAAACCGCGCTTTCTGCACCCATGCAAGAATAACGAACTGCTGCGCTACTTCTGTTGTCTTACCACTACCGCGACCGCCGCGTAACCCTTTATACCGCTTATGCTCTAAGAAGGGCTTAAAATAAGCGTTTAGCTTAGGCTTAATGCTTACCGTCCCATCTTTAATCTCCACATTTCAACTCAGCATAAGGTACTAATTTGCCATCTCTCTCTATTTTCACATTACCACTGTTAGAGGTATAGGCAATGTAACGTTCAATAATAAGCTGACAATACATAGCATCAATCTCTAAGAGGTATGCTTGCCGCTTTGTTGCTTCACATGCTATGAGCGTTGACCCTGATCCACTAAATATGTCTAGAATATTCTGACCCATCTTGCCATACTCAAAAACCTTTTTAGCTAAAAGTATTGGCTTTTGGTTTGGGTGCATACGTGGTTGTTGTGCCTCTTCACCCTCTCGACACCACCCATCCCACAACACCTCTAATGCCTTTGTGTGGGCATCAAAGTTAGTCCACGCAAGCTCTGTGCCGCAAAAGTTCCTATCAATCCCCCTGTGCTTTTCCCATGCAATCCAACAACGACTATTCGGCAATACCTGATTAAAGTAATTAGCACCCCATATCACGTATTTTTCATAGCTATACTCTAGCAACAGCGCTGTGGTCGCTATTGCTATGTCCGTGTTATTGTCACCATACACCGCTCTATGCCCATATTGCACAAAGCGTCTCCCCTGATCCACAACTTTAATACCATATGGTGGATCAGTGTACACGCCGTCGATCGCAACATCTTTGGTCAATCGGTCAATATTTTCTTTCTTTGTTGAATCTGCACACAGCAATCGATGCAGGCCTATGTATATCAAGTCACCGTCCTTGATAACTGGTTCTGCAATCCCAGGGGCTCCAAAATTATCTTCTTCTAAAATACTATCATCCTGCTGAGTATAACTTGCCAAAATATCATCAAAACCCGTTGAGCTTAAGTCAATATCCCCCGTATCCTCAATAATTATATCTAACTCTGTTTTAAGAATGGCATCATCCCACTCGCTGAACTCTGCTATCTTATTATCAATCAACACATAAGCACGCTTTTCCGCTGCACTCAAATGTAATACCTCTAAAACAGGTACTGAATCTAGACCTATCTTGCGTGCTGCTAGCAGCCTGCCATTGCCCGCTAGCACTGTGCCATCTTCATCAATGACGATTGGTGCATTGAAGCCGAATTGCCGAATTGAAGACACTATCATGTCAATTTGGCTTTGAGAATGCAGACGTGCATTACTAGCGTATAGCGTTAAATCATCAACCTTTCTCTGTGTCATATTCGATGTCATCTATTAGCTCCCCCTCTTGATCAAATAACTGAGCCTTAATTTCTTTTTTAACGACCTCCCCACTTATAGCTTCGAGGTCTTTCTGCTTCACATAAAAAGTGGTGTTGTACTTCTGCGGGTATAGATGATTGGCCGCCCATTTAATATTCTCAACGTGTCGACTAACTGCCGCGAGCATGATCTTTGTTAGGTCACCCTTATTTGCCTTAACGACCGTTGCTTTTGATAAGTCCAATATTTCATCAACCATCCTCTCAGCTTGTATCTGTCTAGCGAGGAGGTACTGTTCAGCAAACTTTGGGTCTTTTATCGCCCAACGATAAATAGTAGCTTCGCATGGCATATCAACCCGCTTAGCTATACTGAGTACAGATTGGCCGCGCTGAATCTCTGTGAGTATTTCTTGTTTGACAGACTTTGGATATGCTGAGCGGTCGCCATCCTTTCTGTTTCTGTGAGATACCTGCTTTTTAGCCATAGCCACCGCCCCTCAAAAATCAAACAGAGGTATAGTCGCCGTATTTAACACACACGTCAACCTGCGCGTTATCTACATCAACACTCACCCTATTAACCGCATAGATAGTGTCCAAAGAGCCG